AAAAAGTGTTATTAGAAACTTTTGTTGCTGAAGCTGCTGATTTGATCACTGATGAGGATTTGTTGAGACCTAATGTCGTGAAGATAGAACGTATTTCGCGAGCTGAAGAGATTAAGATATCTGAGCGATCTAAGATTACTCCTTCTTTTTTGAATGGTTGTTTGTCTGTGGATCCGAAGAAAGAGCCTGCGATATTGTCCTCTAAAGATCCTCGTGCAAATGGAATTGATCCTAGGAGAAATGTTTTGGATAAGATGTTTGATAATGTGAACATGCCAGTTGATGAAGAGATATTAACTGAGGTTTATGATGAGATGTTTGAAGAGTGTAATAATGATTTGGTATTTCCTACTGGACGTCGAGAACTTACGTTTGAAGAAGCGTGTGGAGGAATTCCTGGTATTTTATGCTCGATTACTACTCAGACTAGTCCTGGCTGGCCGTTGATTTATCATAAACGAAAGAAAGGAAAGACAGATTTTGTTTGGTTTGAAGGATCAGAGTTAAGATATACTCCTGAATTTAAACATTTAGTTTTAAAATTTGTGGATGCTATGGATAGATATGAAGGTAATTCTGATGCTTTGTGTAGATTTCTATTTTATCTTAAGGATGAGATTTTGAAGAAGAAAAAGATAGTAGAGGTGAATACGAGAGCCACATTCTGCAACAATATGATTGCTATTGTTGCTTTTAGAATGAAATTTGGCTGTATTCTTGCTGCCTTTTCTGCTTCTGGAGAAATTGTTCCTGATGCTATCGGATTGAACCCGAATTCTTTTGACATGAATAAAATTTATTCCCAAATGCGAGTTGTAGGAGAAAATTTTATGGATGGAGATTTTGGAAAATTTGATCTAAACTTTCAGAAACGATTTCAACAAGAATCTTACTGGTTGTTGATGCGATTGGCTAAGACTTATGGTATTAGTGATAATGCTTGTAAATTTTTTGTCGATCATGAAACAGTTAGCCCTATACAGATAGCTTGTTACTTGATTTGGTTGGAATGTCTTAATAGAAGCGGTTGTTTCTTTACTACTATATCTAACGATAAAGTTGGTGAAGGATATATTCGTTATATTATGAAGAAGTTATATAGATTTTTGGTGTTTAAGGAGCATTGTCGGACGAAACATCAAGGTGATGATCATATTCTTAATGTTAGTGATTACGTTAAGTCATTAGGATTCACCCCAAAATTGTTACAAGAAAAGATGAGTGAATGGTTACACCAACAATACACACCTGCTCAAAAGGATGAAGAATTCGGAACAGAGTTTAAGAAATTTTCTGAAATTATGTTTTTAGGGTCTCATCCTAAACTACTGAAAGGTAGATATACAGGTGCGTTGCGTAAGGAAACTATATGGGAAATGGTGCAATGGACTAGAGACGAAAATATGTCGATAGATCAGACCGTGCAAGCTGCTATAGAATATGCATCTCAATGGGGAGCTCAATTTTATTACCAATTCGTTAATGAAGTGAGAATGTGTTACGAAATGAGTGATAGAGAAATGATTCCTGTTTTACCTTATTCTACTTGTTCTAATATTGTTGCTCATAGAACTACAGATAATTCTGGTTCTACGTTTTATAATATGGGGCATATTATGGTTGCTGAAATGGAAAGTGCTTACGAATTCAATCCTGGTCAAGCTCATGTGTCTGGTTTAACGACTATTAAGACTGATACTCAAAATGATTCGTCTGAGGCACACGCTGCTACTATGTTTGGAAGAGAAGCTTTAGGTCTTAATGAAGAAGTTATGGATTTGGATTATGGACAAGAGAGTATTGTAGCTAGAACTTCGGTCACTTGGTCTTCTGCTACTGCTGCTGGAGGTAATATTCTTGCTATTGATATACCTTTTGGGCTTCTTGCTCTCGGTAATACTAATAATATTCAGAATATGGCTTGGGAGCGTTTTATATATGCGGTAACGGAACCAGAACTTATTATACAAGTGAATGGTACTCCTACGCAACAAGGCGCTCTTATTGCTTATTTTCGACCTTTAGTGAATTTCTCTGTTGGAATTGAAAATAAACCTTCTTTTGATCATACTTTTCTAATGCCTTGCATAAATACCACAGGTACGTTGAAAATTCCGTTCAGGTTTTGGAGGCACGCTCTGAATACTTATGCTGGCGCATTGGGTGAAGAAAATCTGGGAAGTTTTAGGATTGATGTGATGACCCCTTTGATTACTGACGCTGCTACTGATTGTG